CCATGAACTTCTCATTATGATATTGGTTGGATCTCCAGCGTATTTTTCTGGGAATATTGGAGTGTACTTTCTCTTATGGAACATAAATAAGTAATTAGGATAAACTCCGTTTATTTAGGTCAAAAGGTACAAAATGGCTAGTCAAGCAGATATCCGCAGAATCGACAATGCTATCGATTCAGCAGTAACAAATCTCTACACCAAACGAGGTGGTCCACGAGAGTTTGAAAAAAATGGCGAATTAAACAAATATGAAGTAAAAAGCCATTCATATCCAGACGATTTGATGGCTTCCGATAATCGTTATGGTGGAAATTATGTTGTATTTTATATTAACATCGCTGTTGATTCTAAGTTAGCAAAAGAACTTGGGGAAGATCAATTTGTTAAAGAGATACCACCAAGAGATCGTGGAGATTTTGTTGCACAAAATTTAGATAGAACCAAATTGTTTGCAGCAAGTGCCACTCTTAATGCTGGTGGAGCACTACTTGGTAAGGCATTGGGTATTGGTGGTGCTTCTGCTGGTGCAGCTGCACTGGCTACTGTTGGTGCTGGCGCAACTGCTAATTATGCAGCATCTGCAAATCGAGCACAAAAACGATTAAAGACTGCTGTAGCCCTTCATGTTCCAAATCAATTACAAATCCGTTATGGTATGCAATATTCAGAAGAAGATACATTGGCGATGGCCATGGCTTCTACTGGTATTGAAGAGATTTTAAAAGCTACTGCTAGTGGTGGTAAGGTAAAAGATCTTGCTGAACCAGCACAAGCAGCAGTAACAAATCTTATGCTAGCAAAAGGTCCAGGTGCTGCAGCACTATCAGCTGCAACTGGATTGGCAGCAAATCCAAAGAAAGAACAAGTATTTAAAGGTGTAGATTTTAGAACATTTGCTTTTGATTATCAGTTCTTTCCAAGAAGTGCAGCTGAAGCAGAAAATGTGATGCGTATCATTTACGAGTTTAAATATCATATGCATCCAGAGTTTAAAGACTCAAATAATTTTGTTTATATCTACCCTTCTGAATTTGATATTTTTTACTATCAAAATGGGTTGGAAAATAGAAATTTACATCGTCATACATCTTGTGTACTAACAGAAATGAATATCAACTATACTCCAAATGGTAACTTTACTACATATGATAATGGTATGCCTACACAGATTAATGTAACAATGAACTTTAGAGAACTTGCTCTTCTTACCAAAGATAAAGTTAAGGATGGTATGTAATGTACTTCAAAGAATTTCCAGAATTTTTATACGACTTCCGCTATGGAACATATGAAACAAAAACTTCAATTGTAAGAGACATCACACGAAATGTTCGTTTTCGTAAAGAGGTTTTAGACAATATTGCAGTATATGACGAGTATGATATTGTAGATGGAGAAACTCCAGAGATTATCGCAGAAAAGATTTACGGTAATCCAGAATATCATTGGATTATTATGCTAGCAAATCAGCGTTATGATTATCTAACAGACTTCCCATTACCTGAATTAGAATTGGTTGAGGCAGGCAAGGCAGTTTTTAATCCATCATTTACCGCAACAAGTTGGTCATATAGTGGAACAACAATTACAGTAACTAAAGCCATTCACGGATTACTATCTTCACCAACTACAACAGTAACTTTATCTGGTGCAACTGCCACCACAAATGCTCCGAATGGAACATACACGATAACATCAGTAACAGCAGATACTTTTACATTCACTGCAACTTCTGCTCCAACTGGTACTGCTGGTGGGACAGTCACAGTTAAAACTGCTGGTCGTGAAAATTATAGTCACCACTATGTAAATGCTGCAGGATATAATGTTAATTCGACAGTTGCAGGTGCAGTTAATGTAACAAATATTCAATGGTTTAGAGATGAAAATGAAGAGAAAAGAAGAATAAAAATTATTTCACCACAAATTATTAATAAAATTCTAACAGATTATAAAGATCTATTGTAATGAAACCTAGTCAAGTATTGAGATTTGCTGGTGATGTCAGCATTGATAAAGTCAAGATAATTACCGCAAAGGGTTTTTATCAAGATGTTGGCGCACAAGTAATTAATGTTCAATTTTATGAAGATCTTTTTGCACCATTTATTACTGGAAGTCTAATTTTAAAAGACTCTTTAGATTTAGTTAATCTATTCCCATTTATTGGTGAAGAATATCTTGAGTTAGAAATTAGTACTCCCACTCTTGATAAAAATAATATCAAAGGTAAATATTACATCTATAAAATGACTAACAGAGAAATGTCTGGAGATAAATCAGTTGTTTATCAATTACATTTTATTTCTGTAGAAGCTGTTGTTGATTTAAATAAAAAAACTAGTCGTGTATTTGGTGATAAAATTTCTAAAATGATTGAACCATTTATCAAAGATAAAACATTTGGTCTAGAATCTGATAAGAAAGTTTTTATTGAAGACACATTAAATAATACAAAATACATTTCTAATTATTGGACACCTATCGAAAACATTATGTACCTCGCAGATACTGCGATTAATACTAACAGGTCACCAAGTTATGTATTTTTTGAAAATCGTGATGGGTTTTATTTTATTAGTTTAGAGCGACTTTATACAAATGCTGTATTTCAAGATTTTGTTTATGACAAATATACTCGTGACGATCGTCCAGGTGGTGGTAGTATAAGAAATCCAGAAAAAGATTACAAGCGTATTCTTGAAATTAGTATACCAACTGCTTTTGATTATATGGATCGTATTCGTTCAGGAATGCTTTCATCAAGACAAGTTTCTTATGATGTAACAAAGAAAACATACAGTGCTAAGAATTATAATATGTTTCAACGATTTGAACAACAAAAACATCTAAACAAATATCCAATTAACTCAGATCGTTCAATTTTTAGAGCAGCATCAAGAATTATTACCTATCCAAAGAATTTTGGAAACTTTAATGGCTTTGGTGATGTCACTAATGCTAAATCAAATCAAGAAAGAATTTCGCTACTAAAACTAGCTGAAGCAAATAAGATTAATATTACAGTTCCAGGAAGATGCGATTATACTGTTGGACAGAAGATTAAATTAGATCTTAAGAGAATAGAACCACTATCAAAGAAAGATGGTGATACCACAGATAAAATGTTCTCTGGAAATTATATTATTGCAGCTATTAATCACTATGTTGATAGAGAAAAACATGAGTGTTATATGGAAATTATTAAAGAATCATCTATGATGGATATGAACAGGACAAAATAATGAATTTTTACTATGGTGTTGTAGAAAATAGAAGTGACCCATTAAGACTTGGTCGTTGCCAAGTCCGTGTGGTAGGATTACACACTCATGATAAGTCACAGCTTCCTACAGCCGATCTTCCATGGGCAGTTCCAGTTCAGCCTGTCACATCAGCTGCAATGAATGGTATTGGACAATCTCCAATTGGTCCAGTAGAGGGAACATCTGTAATTATTATTTTTGCGGATGAGAGTCAGCAACAACCAATTATAATTGGTACTGTTGGTGGTATTCCTAATGCACCAGCACCAATTGATGCTGATGATAGTGGTCCAATTGCTGGATCTACTAAAACAGAAAATATTGAACTAAGAACAGTTCCTGGTCCAACCAATGGAAAGATATTAACATTATACGATCCAGAAAATGGTTCAACTAATTTAACATCAGTATTAAAAGCCAATATGAAAGTATTGGCATTTGGTATTCCAGCAGAAACATTTATTGTTTCTATTAATAGTGGCACACAAATTACAATTAGTAATGCAGTTGTAAACTATGGTGAGAACATTCTCAAGTTTGAAGATCCACCAACTAACTTAAATGCAGTTAGTCAAAGTAGAGTGTTTGAAAATGTTTTAAGAGATGGTTCTGGTAATCCTGTATTGTCTGGATCTGGAACACCAGTAACAACTGGCTCTACTACTAGCACACCTGTTAAACAGACTTCAACAAATACTTCAATACCAACATTACCTCCACCAAAATCATCTTCAAACCCATCAAAATCAGCAGAGGGTATTAAAGCATTAATTGCTGCATGTGATAAAGTAGGATTAACTACCAAAGAACAAAAGTGTGCATTATTAGGTATTGCTGGTGGTGAGTCAAGATGGATACCACAATTAGAGGCATTTAATTATAGTCCAAATAGATTAAAACAAGTTTATTCTTTTGCAACTCCAGAAGACATTGCAACATTTTCTGATGCTACCAAAAAAGGTGTAACTAGAGAACAATTTTTCTCTTGGGCATATGGACCAACAAAACGAGGTAAAGGTTTCTTAGGAAATCTTACAGATGCCGATGGCGGAAAATACTATGGTCGTGGATTTATCCAATTAACTGGTCGTGCCAATTATCAGCGTTATCAAAATCTGGCAAATGCAACTGGACTAAGTTTAGATATTGTAAATAATCCAGACTCACTTGATAATGACATTAATGTGTCAGCACTGGTTGCTGCACTGTATATTAAAGATAGAGTTAAAGGTGTAGAATCAACTAGACATCCAGATTTCTTTCTTGCAGCTAAAAAGGCAGTTGGTGTAAACACTCCTGATATTGCAGCAATCAAACAATCTTATTATGAATACTTTTATGGTAAAGAGGGTACTGGTGGAGTAGAAAAAGATGCTGGACAACCAACACCAGAGCCACCAAAAGATGGAAATGACTCTACACCAAGACCATCACAAAAAAGTATTGAGACTGGTTCGTTTACTACTGGATTTAGAGATCCAAACAACAAATATCCATTAAAAGATTATATCGGTGAACCAGATACCAATAGACTTGCTCGTGGTATTATTGAAGGCACTGTTGTCAAACGAAAAGATGCACTTCGTGTTCGTGGAATACCAAAAGCATTAGATTTAGGTTCATGGGATCAACCAGAAGCACCTTATGGTGCAAAGTATCCATTTAATAAAGTTCTTGAAACTGAATCAGGACACATTCAAGAGTTTGATGATACTCCAGGATATGAACGAATTAATACATACCATCGTTCAGGCACGTTCTCTGAGATCGATCCAAACGGAACTCAGGTTAATTACATAGTTGGTGATAACTTTGTATTAATGGAAAAGAATGGTTGTGTTCATGTATCAGGGGAACTAAACATTACTGTTGATGGTAATGCGAACATCTATTCTAGAACAGATGCAAATATTCATGTCGAACAAAACGCCACAGTAAGAGTTGGAAATAATGCCGACATTGGAGTGGCGACCGATTTAACTTTGGCTGTTGGTGGTGACATGAAAGTTAAAGTTGCTGGCGATTACTCTATTCAAGCTGCAAACATTTATACAAAATCAGATGGGGTGCACGATACACAAGCAGTTGGTGCATTAAGTATCAAAGGTGCTACAACTAATATTGAAGCAGAGGGTGAAGCCAATTATCTATCTGGTGGAACTACCAATATGGATTATGCGCAAGGGCAATTTGGTAATGGTGCTGATGGAGCCAATGATGTTGAGAATGTTCCATTAACACCTCCAACACTTGGTGTTCCAATTAATCCTGTTGTTCCATTTACGATTTTACCAGAGAGACAGATTGAAGAAAAAACTGTGGCTGAAACTCCAGATGATTATGACACACCAGAAGGTCGTGCTGCATCTGCTGAGCAAGCAAGAAAAGAAGGTGTGCCAAATGCACCACCTCCAGTCGCATCAGAAGAAGCACCATTAATCGTCAAACCTTCTGCTAACGCTAAAGAAGTTTCTGTGGACACTAGTATTATTAAAACTACAAAAGAATTTACAAACGATTATCGTTTATCAAAGAACTTTACTCTTGGTATGTTAATAGATGGTGGAGTTGGTGGTAAACATAGACTAGTTGATCAAATGCTTAAAGAAACTAAAGATGGTCCAGAAATATTGTTTACTGCTCAAGACATCGTGGCCAATTTAGCATTAACTGCACAAAATCTACTTGAACCTGCTCTTGAAGTTCTTCCAGGTGGCATTGGAGGATATAAAACTCAATGGAGAATAAACTCTGGATATCGTCTTCGTGGAGTTGTTGGTAATGAATCTCCAACTTCTGATCACTGTAAGGGTAGAGCAGTTGATATTGGTATTTTATTACCAAACAAAGGACAGAAAACATACGAGTTTGTTCAAGCATTAGAAAAGATTCTCCCATATGATCAAATTATTCTTGAGTATCGTTATCCAGAATCTATTTGGATACACATGGCATACAAAACAGGTGGAAAACGAAAGATGGCATTTACAATGGTAAATGATAAAACTTACAAGAGAGACACAAAAGGAATTCCTGCTGGGTTTGTTCTTCTTGATAACATTCCACCGAAATCAGCATAATGGCTTGGACTCCTTCTTCAACAGATCTTGGATCAGTAAATGAGAATGTTTCTATTTCTCATACGGTAACCTATATTGATGACGCTACTATGACTTCATATCCTGTAACTATTGCTGCAACTGAAACGAATCCTAATACAATAACTATTTCTGGAGATACTCTTTCTGGATACTATCAGGATTCATTTAACAATACAATTACATACAGAACACCAGAGGGAACTTTCCCAGTAGTTACAAAGTTTAATCAAATTGATCTTAATAAACTGGAAGAAATGATTTCGTATAAAGCCAGTGTATCAACCTCTAGAGTTTTTACATATACAGCGACTGCTAAGGATGGAGCAACTACAGTGGCTACTCAGAGTTATACTAAGACAGTAACCAACGATTGGACTTCTGGTAAAACCTCTCTACAAACTTATGTGGGATATACACTATAATGCCTGCAATTAGTAGACTTGGAGATATGAGCACAGGACATGGGTGTTTTCCACCCACAGCTTTGATTCAGACCCCTGTTTCTAAAACATTTTTTAATGGTATTAAAGCGTCTGTGGTAGACAATGCATGCCAACACGCTTCTCATACATGTGGGATTACTACACATTCTGGTTCAACTAGATCTCCATCTTCTGGAGCCAGCAAGACATTTATAGAGGGTAAACCTGCAGCACGAATAGGTGATAACATCGCTTGTGGAGATGCAATAGCTGAAGGATCTACTAATTCTTTCATAGAATAACCTAAATAAAGAATATGGCAAGAAATACAAGAATCTTTTCTGACTTAGACCTAAATTTCACTAAACATCCAGTGACTGGGGATATTACACGCAGATACGACGAGAATGCAATTAAGCAATCCGTAAAAAACCTTCTTTTAACCAGAAACTTCGAGAGACCATTTCATAGCGAAATTGGCTCTCCTGTTCGTGCATTACTTTTTGAACTTCCAGGTCCAATGTTTTCGATGATGCTGCAACGAGCCATTATCGATGTTATTAATAACTTTGAACCACGAGTAGAACTTTTAGATGTTCGAGTTGATGATTCTTTGGACGCTAATGAAGTTTATGTAACAGTAGAATTTAAAATAGCAAATACCGAGAGTCCTATTACTCTTGATCTAGCATTAGAGAGAACCCGATAATGGCAAACAATAATAAAAGAATTCAAGTATCAGAGTTAGACTTTGATGCTATTAAGTCTAATCTAAAAACATTTTTACAAGGACAGACTGAATTTCAAGATTATGATTTTGAAGGATCTGGACTTTCTGTTCTCCTAGATGTTCTTGCTTACAATACTCATTATAATGGAATCTATACTAACCTAGCTGTCAATGAGTGCTTCTTAGATTCTGCCAGCAAAAGAGCATCAGTAGTTTCTCTTGCTAAAATGCTTGGTTACATGCCTCGTTCGGCTAGTTGTGCAACTGCCACTGTAACTGCCACTGTAACTTCTCCGACAAGTTCACCATCCACTGTTACTCTCCCAGCAATGCAACCATTCACAACTTCGATTGATAATGTATCATACACATTTTATAATCGTTCAGCTGTGACGACTGCATTAGTTTCTGGTGCATATACATTTACAGGATTGGTTTTAACTGAGGGTACTCCCCTTCAATACAAATACACTATGGCTCCAGGTGTTCGTTTTATTATTCCAAATGCCAATGCAGATTTAAATACACTAACTGTTAGTATTCAGCAAACATCTTCTTCAGATCTTTATGAAGTATATACTAGAGCAGATACATTAACTGAAGTTACAGAATTATCTACAATATATTTTGTTAAGGAAATTGATGATGGTTTATATGAGATTTCTTTTGGTAATGATAATCTAGGTTTAGCATTATCAAATGGAAATGTTGTTACTTTAGATTATATGGTTTCTAGTTTAGAGGAACCAAATACAGCGTCATCATTCACATATGGTGGTGCTACTTTGGCAGGAAGCAGTTTATCTGTTACGGCAACTGCTGCAGCATCTGGTGGTGCTTCTTCAGAAAGTATTGATGAAATTAAATTTAATGCACCAAAATACTATGCTGCACAAAATAGAGCAGTAACACCAGATGATTATAAAGCCATTATTTTAAAGAACTTCCCTGAGGCACAAACTATCTCAGTGTGGGGTGGAGAAGATAATAATCCTCCAATCTACGGTAAAACTTACATTTGTATTAAACCAAAAGAAGCAAGTAAACTAACTAATTTACAAAAAGAGTTTATTAAAAATAATATTTTAGAATCAAGAAATATTGTTTCTATTACTCCAGAAATAGTAGACCCAGAATTCTTTAATATTAAAGTTACCTCATTTGTTTACTATAATCCAAGAGCAACCACTAAAACGGCTGCACAGATTGAAACTCTAGTTAAACAATCAATCATGAAATATAATGATGAAGAGTTAGAAAGATTTGATTCTGTTCTTCGTTATTCTAAATTAACTAAAATTATTGATGAAACAGATCCAGCTATTACAAATAACATAACTCGTATTATGATTCGTCATCCACATGAGGTGCAATATAATATTGCTTCTCAATATATTCTTGATTTAATTAATCCAATTTCTCAGGATGGTGGTAAACAGGGTGAAGTTTTTGCATCAACAGGTTTTTATATCCCAAATAGTAATGAACTACATTTCCTCGATGACGACGCTAACGGAAATATTCGTTTGTACTACACAAACACTAATTTTGAAAAGGTCATTGTTACTCCAGATATAGGAACTATTAATTATGATACAGGAAGTATTGTAGTTCGCAGTCTAACAATTCGAGCCATTGATGGAGCATTCTTTGAGTGGCAGGTAAAACCAGAATCATATGATGTTGTATCAGCATTAAATCAAATCGTTCAAATAGATCCTACATTATTAACTATTGAAGCGATCGCAGATAATACAATTAATGGTGACTTACAAGCAGGTTACAATTATCAGTTTAACTCTATTAGATCATAATGCATACTAGTTCAGTAAGAACACCGATAGCATCGGTAGTAAAACGACAACTCCCTGAGTTTATCAGAGAGGACTATCCTACATTTGTTGCATTCGTAGAAGCATACTATGAATATTTACAAAATCAAGGTGTAGATTTAAGTAAATTTAGAGACATCGATCAAACTCTAGAAAGTTTTATTGATCAGTTTAAAAAAGAACTTGCTTATAATCTACCCATTGTTGTAGAAGACGAAAGATTTTTACTATCACATATTAAAGATCAGTATCTTGCCAAAGGTTCTGAGGCATCATACAAGTTATTGTTTAAACTTCTTTATGGTAAAAATGTAGAGTTATTATATCCAGGGCAGCAGATGCTTGTTGCTTCTGATGGTCGTTGGAATCAAGAAATCTCAATTTTCGCTCAAGTTGATTATGGTGATCCTGATGACATTGTTGGTAAACTAGTAGACATTCAAACTGCTGGAAGAATTCTAAGGGTTCTAGTTGATAAAAAAGAATCTCTTATTGGTGAAATCGATCGTATTGTTAAAATTGGTAAATCTTTTGAAATCGAATCTACTGGAGTTTCTGGTGCCAGCACTGTTACTGTTACAAATAATACAGGCATTGAAGTAGGACAATTAGTTACAGCACCACAAAATGGTGGTGGTATTGCTGGTGGTACAAAAGTAGTTTCTATTTCTGGAAATGTTATAACATTAAGTAATGCTAATACTGCTACTGTTAATAGTTCATTAATTTTTTCAAATGAACTCTATGAATTTTTCTTAGATAAAAGATTCTTTGGTATTGTAAATCCTGGAGATTTACTCAAATTTCAAGACACTTTTCAAGCAAGAATTGTACCAGCCACAAAAAATTTAACAATAACACAATCAGGAAAAAACTTTAGAGTTGGTCAAGTATTTGAATTAAGATCTGGTATTGGTACTGGTGCTCTTATGAAAGTCACTGAAGTTGAAGATGATGGTGGCATTAAATATGCAGAATTTATTAAGTTTGGTTTAGGATATACTGCTAATTTTGCATTGTCAATTTTAGCGACAAATGATGTTGTTTCTGCAGGATCGGTTAATATTGCAGGTACTTCTACATTAAGTGAATTAAATACATATCAATCTGCAGGTGCTGGCACTATATCTGCGTCGTCATCAAGCGCAACTGTTACTGGAACTGGTTCTAGTTTTGGTTCAGTTGGTAATGTAGCAGTTGGTGATGAAATTTGGACAACAGACACAACACCTTTATTGGTGGGTGTAGTTAAAAGTATTGCCAGTACAACCTCACTTACATTAACTGGTCTGGCGAGCGAATATGGTGCTGGTACAGCGATATCTGGATCATATTCTGGTGGATATGTTTTTAGAAATTCTCGCTCAATTGGAAGTTTGTATGCTCCAGGTGGAACACAAGCACTAACCATTAAACCATCTCTTAATGATAGAACAGAAGGTTTTAATGAACAGGGTTATGTTAACTCAGTAGATTATGTAGTAGCAGAATATGTTGATGGTTCTTATGCTGGTACTATTTTCCGAGAGTTCTCTTTAAATTTTAAAAACGCACAAACAAATTCAGACGATCCAGCAATTATCTCGGTTGCACTGGGTGCTCTTGTAAAGTATCCAGGATATTTTCAAACTAATAATGGATTTATTAGTGATAGCATTTATGTACAAGACAGTCGTTACTATCAAGCATTTTCATATGTAATTAAAATTGACGAAAGACTTTCTTCATATAAGTCTGCCGTTAAAACGATGTTGCACCCTGCAGGTATGGCACTATTTGGTGAGTTTAATATTACCAATAATTATGATTTAAGTTTAGAACTAGAATCATTGGTAAAATCTTTGGGTATTGGACTAACAGATCTTATAGTATCAACAGACTCATTCGCATTTTTAACTACAACCAAAGTTCTTTCTGATACTCTTGACACTCCATCTGATTCTACATTTATAAAAACATTCTTCTCTGTATTGGATGATACTCTTAATACGCCAGATGACTCTTCTTATGCACAATCGTTTGGTAAATTATTAAATCAAACTACTTTAAATAATAATGGAGATGCAGAGGGACATTCTGTTACAATGCAAAGCACTTCTACAGTATTTAATACTGGAAAATCGCTTTCTACATCTTACAGTGGAATGTTAGATTCTATTTCAAGTTTTGAAGTAGATAAAGTATTATCAGATACCCCAGTTATAACTGAAAGTATCGGTATAACAACAGATAAATATGTATTTACAGTGTCCAGTCCAGATGAATTAGACCCACAAGACCACACTGGTTATGTACAGCTAAATTCTTATTATGGACAAGATTACATCATCTTTGCAGATGAATATTCAGTAGGCTCAAGAGAGTCTACATTTAACACGCTATAAAATAAAGGAGATTTTATGAACCATCAAATCACAGAACAATTAAAGGCGACTGGTAAAGTTCGCATCGTACAAACAAACGCTAGTGGTGAAACTATCAAGGAATTTGAAGTTCCTAATCTAGTTGTCACTGCTGGTAAAAACTATATTGCATCTAAAATTGTTGCAACAACCAATTCCCCAGTTTCCATGACTCATATGGCTATTGGAACTGGTACTGGAACTCCAGGTGCATCAGATACTGCTCTTGGCGCAGAAACTGGTCGTGTATCATTAGCAGGATCTGTTGTTTCAACTAACACTATTACTTACACTGCAACTTTCCCAGCAGGAACTGGTACAGGTGCTATTACTGAAGCTGCAGTTTTAAACGCATCATCTTCAGGAACTATGCTCTGCCGTACTACTTTCCCAGTAGTTAATAAAGCTGCTGGTGATACTATTGCTGTAACATGGGTTGTGACTGTAAGTTAATTTAACTTTTTAGTTTAGGGTTCTACATGACAACATCGTCATCTTTAATTAAAACCATTCTGCACAAATCATTGGCAGAGGGTGTCTACAGAGATGTAGTAACAAGAAGTTCAAACTATTATTACTATCTTGGTAAGACATTGTCATGGACAGATGAATTGAATCCTCCATATCCAATTGATAGTTATGCATATGAACGCAATGCTCGATCTGAAATTATTACAATGAAACAAATTGGTCCATCTGATGTATCATTTGTTATTCCAAGAAGAAATTGGACTTCAAATACAATTTATGATATGTATGACGATGAATACTGTAATGAAATTTTAGGCATTAATATTATTTCTGGTGGCACTGGATTTACTTCTTTGCCGACTATTACTATATCAGGTGGCGGTGGCACAGGTGCTTCTTACACTCCAGTAGTTTTAGATGGTCAAATTATTGATGTGGATTTTGTATCAAGAGGAACAGGATATACTTCTACTCCTACAGTTACAGTGACTGGCGGAGGTGGTGTTGGCGCAAACTTACAGGCAGTTTTAAATTTAGCATACTCTGGTGAAAATAATCTTGAAGATGCTAATTTTTATGTTATGACAGATGACTTCAATGTGTATAAATGTCTTGATAATAATTTAAATGCTGCATCAACAGTTAAACCCACTGGAACTTCTGTTTCTCCAATATCAACATCAGATGGTTATATTTGGAAATACATGTATAATGTCCCTATTAATTTAAGGGGTAAATTTTTAAATGACCAACAGATTCCTGTAGTTTCTGCACTGACTAATCAATTTTATTCTAATGGTACTGTTGATAGTGTAATTATTAATAATAAAGGTTCTGGGTATACTACAGCAACTATTACAGTTTCAGGTGATGGTTCTCGTGAAGAAGATCCTATTTTTGTAAATGCTGTAACTGTATCTAATGCTGGCACTAATTATACTTCTGCTCCAACAGTAACTTTTAGCGATCCAGTTTCTGATGCGTCATCATTTATTTCTGGGGCAACCGTATTTCTTGGACAAAGAATTTACAATAGTGTATTTGACTTTTATGAAATTACTGCACCAGGAACTTTATCGTCTTCTGAACCTACGCATAGACTTGGCATAGTTCAAAATGGTACAGCAGCATTAAAATTTGTTGGTACCAGAGCAAAGGGAACTGCTTCGATGACTGTACCAACTCTTTCAGGAGTTGTTATTGCAGGCACAGCTGGTCAATTTACTTGTACTGCAACTACTTTATCGGTTGGTCATTTAATTGCTATTTCTGGAACATTTGGTGGCACTGGTAGCATTACTGGATACTCAAATCCAACAACATATAAAGTTTCTGCTATTACTGGTTCTGGGTCTTCTGTAACAGGGTTTACTTTAACCACTACTGCTGATGTTGCCATTGTTACTACTGCAGGAACTCCAACTGGCTTAACATATTCTAATACTTCAAGACAGAGTGTTAATACAGTAAGTTTAACTGGTGCAGTCAGAGAGATTAATTTAACCACTGGTGGATCTGGTTATACTACAGCACCAACAATTACATTTTCTGGTGGTGGTGGTTCTGCTGCAGTAGCATCTGCCAAAATGAATGCTATTACTGGTTCTGTTTTATTTGTTAGAGTAACAAATCCAGGTGATAATTATACTAGTGACCCAACAGTAATATTTGGAACTGCATTTCCATTATCCACTGCAGTTTTAGTTGGTGAACAATATTTCGTTTCGAATAGACTTTATACAATTACAGGTGCTGGAACTACTAGTGGAACTGCACCTACACATACATCAGGTTCAGCTTCTAATGGATCTGCTACCGTAGCATATGCTGGAACACCAGCGACTGGTTCAGTTGTTCGTAGATTTGGTGCAGGATATTCAACTGTTCCTACAGTTTCGTTTAGTGGTGGTAGTGGATCTGGTGCAATTGCAGCAGTTAATGTTTCTAAATCAGACGCTAAACTATACCCAATTTTAGATGCTGGACAAATTACTGGTGTTACTGTTGAGAATAGTGGGATTGGTTATAGTACAGCAACTATAGCTGTTTCTGGAGATGGAACTGGAGCTAGTTTATCCGCAGATTTAAATGTGGGTAACATTGCATCATTACAAGCCAATAATGAAATTTTAACTACAGCTGGAACTATTAATGCAATTAAATTAATCTCTGGTGGATATGGTTATGGTGTTGCCACAATTGCCATACAAGGCGACGGAACTGGTGCAACTGCCACAGCTACTATTAATACTGCCACAGGTCGTATCACTAAAATTAATATTACAAATCCAGGACAAAATTATACTTTTGCCAACGTGGTAATTACTGGAAATGGTAAAGCTGGTAAAGCCAGAGCAATTATGCCTCCATTTGGTGGACATGGTAAAAATGCTCCAGATGAGTTTTTTGCAAGAACATTAATGTTTTACTCTAATGTTTCCAATGACCTAAATCAAGGACTTGAAGTAAATAACGATTATCGTCAATTAGGAATTATTAAAAACCCAAGAACATATGCAGCAAATACTCGTTTTACAGGAGTGATCGGATCTGCATGTTTCTTAGTACAAGGTGCTATCAATACCTCTTTCTTTCCTAAAGATACAAATATAACTGTTGATAGAGTTATAGGTGGGACTACTTTTGAGAGAAGATATCGTGTTGTTTCCTCTACATCTACAGCAGCATTAATCCAATCTTTAGATAACGATGTTCCTGCAACTAACGACATCTTTACTAATGATGCCTCTCAAACATTTACTGCATCTTCAGTATCTAATCCAACAGTGGATAAATATTCTGGTCAGCTAATGTTTATTGATAATAAAGCTGGATTTACTCCATCAGATGAAGAGACTGTTACTCTTAGAACTATTATCAAATTCTAACATAAATATAGAGAACTAACCGAGAGAAGAATAAAGAATGGCTATTAACTTTAATACCGAACCATATTATGACGACTTCGATGAAACTAAAAAATTCTATCGAATTCTTTATCGCCCAGCCTATGCAGTTCAAGCACGAGAACTCACTCAAATGCAGACTATTCTGCAGAATCAAATTTCTCGTTTCGGAGACCATGTATTTAAAGAAGGTGCAATGGTTATTCCTGGACAGGCTGCGATTGATACAAAAATTGGATATGTTAAATTAGAAGCTGCATATGCATCAGTTAATGCAGATACAGTGGTTGAAGAGTTTGTCGGATTAACGATTCAGAACGCAACTGGTCTACAGGCTGAAGTTATTCATTATGTTAAATCTTCTGGTGCAGATCCAGCTACACTTTTTGTTCGTTATAAGAATTCTGGAACTAGCACTACAGAAAAAACATTTGCTGCTGGTGATGTTATTTCTGATGTTGATACTACATATACTGTTCAAGCTGCAGCTTCATCTCCATCTGGTGTAGGTTCTATTGCAACGATTACTCTTGGTGTCTACTATATTAAAGGACATTTTGTCCTTGTAGAACCACAAACTATTGTTCTTGACAAATACACAAATACTCCATCATATCGTATTGGTTTGGTGGCTGAAGAAGAAATTATTACTTCAGAAGAAGACGAAACATTATATGATAATGCTCAAAATTCATTTAACTATGCTGCTCCAGGTGCACATCGATACAGCATAACCACAACATTAACTAAACTAACTGATTCAAGCACTGCTGATACAGATTTTATTGAGTTAATTCGAACAGAAAATGGACAGGTTAAAAAAGAAACTCGTCGCACAGAGTATTCAGTATTAGAACAAACATTTGCTCGTCGTACATATGACGAGTCTGGTAACTATACAGTCAAAAACTTTGAAATTGATGTTCGTGAATATCGTAACAATAATCGTGGAGCATGGTCAGCTAGTCGTGTTTATCTAATAGGCGATGTTGTAACAAATAGTGGAAATACATATGTTGCTAAAAATAGTGGCACATCTGTAGCAACTACTCCACCAACACATACTGCAGGTGCAGTTTTTGATGGTCCAGGTAATACTGGTATTCAGTGGGAATACAATACAACTCCTTACTACAATCGTGGGGTTTATTCTCCAGCAAACGCAGACAATCTTGCAACAAATCAAGCAAATGAGGCAAACCTTGCTATTGGTTTAGAGCCAGGAAAGGCATATGTTCAGGGATATGAAATTGAAAAAACTGCAGCTGAATATGTTACTGTTCCAAAATCTCGTGACTTTGTTCAAGTAGAAAATGCTGTCATTCCAGCAACAGTTGGTAACTATGTTCTTGTAACTAACGTAAATAGTCTACCACCAGTAGATACTTTCGGTGAAGTAACACTCTATGATAGATTAACATCTGCTGTTGGTACTGCTCCTGCGAGTGCCACAGCAGTTGGTACTGCTCGTGTCCGTTTACTAGAATGGCACAATGGAACAATCGGTACACAGACTGCTATTTACAAATTGAGTTTATTTGATATTAAAATGAATGGCACTTTTGACTTTGCTCGTAAAGTAAAATCATTTTTCTTTAATGTATCAAGTGATCCACATCTTTCTTTCTCTGCAGATATTGAACCTGTTTTAACTCGTTTGATTGGTTCTGCCACAGCATCATCTTCTACTACAATTACTGGTACTGGTACTTCTTTCCAAACTGATTTTATTGTTGGAGATGTAGTATCATTTGGTGGAACTAAGCGTCGTATTACAGCGATTGCTTCACAAGTTTCTATGACTGTCGATAGTTCTACTACTATTACTGGTTCTACTATTGACAGAGTTTCTACAACTGTTTATGAACCAGAAAATACATCCCTAATTTTTCCATTACCATACTATGCTATTAAAGGTGTTCGTTCATCTGCGTTGGCCAATGATACAATTTATACAGTATATGAAAAGTTTACTGGAACTGCAACAGTATCTGGCTCCCCAGTTTTAACAGTTTCTACTGCATCTGGTACTTTTGCATCAGCAGCAGAAACAGATAATTATATTGTTGTTGATAATAATGCCACTGATGGTGGTGCTATTGTATTACCTACTTCTATTACTCCATCTGGATCATCTGTATCATTTGATCTGGCTAGTGGATTATCTGGTAAAAGTATGATGGTTATTGCAGCTGTTAATAAAAGTGGAGCTACTTTAACAGAAAAAACTAAAACTCTAGTGTCCTCTGCAACAGTAGCATTTACTACTCAAGCGACTGCACAAGATTCTACTCTTTTATTGGGATTTGCTGATGGTTATAGATTAGTATCTGTTAAAATGAAATCAGGAACATTTGCATCTCCAGGTGCAACATATTCTATCGACATTTCAGATCGTTATGATTTTGATAATGGTCAAAGAACTACTCATTATGATCAAGCAAGATTAATTCTTAAAAATTCATATGCTCCTCCAGAAGCACCAATTGAAATAACATTTGATTACTTTACACACTCAACTGGTGATTATTTTACAGTAAATTCATATCCAGCAAATGTAGACTACAAAGCAATTCCATATTATCAAGGAATAGCATTAAGAGATTCTATTGATTTTCGCCCAAGAATAAACGATGCTGGAACTGGGTTTTCATCAACAGGTTCTTCCGTTTCTTTAGTGCCAAAACGTGGTATTGATGTTGTCACAGACTTTACATACTATTTGGCACGCAAATCTAAAATTGCTGTAGATTTGGGTGGCAACTTCTTTAATATTGATGGCATCTCTTCATTAAATCCAGGAGAGCCATTAGATCCTGCACTCGGTTTAGTTTTATATAATTTAAATCTAGAGCCATATACTTTTGGTACAAATAGTAACAATGTTCAAGTTGGTCGTATTGATAATAAACGATACACAATGCGTGATATTGGTAAACTTGAAAAACGAATTGATAATCTAGAATACTATACATCACTATCCTTACTAGAACAACAAACTGAATCTCTTGATATTATTGATTCTAATGGTGATAGTAGATTTAAAAATGGATTTATTGTAGATGGATTCACAGGACATAATACTGGTGATAGCCTTTCACCAGACTATGTATGTTCTATTGATATGGAAAACGCAGAACTTCGTCCTTTCTACACTCAACAAAATATTAATTTACTAGAAAAAAATTCTAGTGATGCTAATCGTCTATCAAGTAATTACAAGTTATATGGTGATGTTATCACCTTACCGCTTGATACAACGACTCCACATGTTAAATTAATAGAACAACCCTACGCTACTCGTTTAGAAAATATTAATCCATTTGCAGTATTTACTTTCTTGGGTGATGTTAAAATTAATCCATCTTCCGATGATTGGTTTGAAGTAGATCGTCGTCCAGATTTAGTTATTGATATTGAAGGTAATTATAGCACAATCAAAAATATTGCTGAGAAAAAAGGTGTTCTTGGAACTGTTTGGAATGCATGGCAAAATACTTGGTCTGGAACAAGTGTAAATACTGGTCGTACTCAATTTACATTTGGATCTAATTGGGCATCTGGTTTTGGTGATGTTCGTTTATCACAAGCAGAAGTTCAAGCTAGATTTGGTATTGCTGAGTGGGGTAATGCTCGCCAGATTACTGTAGAATCTACAGCGACACAAGTTGGTCAATCAAGAACTGGTGTTAAAACATCATTAGTCACAAAAATTGATAGACAAGTAGTTGGAGATCGTGTACTACAAACTGCTGCGATTCCTTACATTAGATCTAGAAATGTTTTAATTCAAGTACAAAAACTAAAACCAAACACTCGTTTTTATCCGTTCTTTGATAATATTGATATTTCTTCTTATGTTACCCCTGCAACTAAAATGGTATACACTCCAGTTGCAGGTACATTTAATACTGATGTCAATGTGGGTGGTTTGGCATCAGGCTCTGCTCGTCGCATTAATGGGGATTCCCAAGTATGTTTAAATCGTGGTGATGTTATTACTGGTGGAACATCTGGTGCGACTGCAGTTGTAGTCGGTAAAGATTTTAATGCAGATACCAATGCGTATGCATTATATGTTGTTAATATTATTGGAACATTTACTAGTACTGAAACCATTACTGGATCTGTTTCTGCAGCCACTGGTACTGTTGGTACAATAACAACTGGTTCTCTTGGTGGCAATTTGGTCACCAACTTTAATGGTGACATACAGTTACTGTTTAAAATTCCAAATACCGATGCGTTAAGATTCCGTTGCGGTACTCGTGAATTTAAACTTGTTGATACATCAACAGCTACTGGAGACTTTACTTCTCGTGGTCGTGGAAATTATCGTGCTGAAGGTATTTTAGAAACTCGTCAACAAACAGTTCACTCAGTTCGTAATGCAGAGTTAGTAGAAGAACAACTTTCAGAAAATCAAGTTATTATTCAAACATCAGATCGTATTGTTGCTGATACTGGCTGGTGGGATCCTCTTGCTCAAACATTTTTAATTGAGCAAAAGGGTGGTTGTTTCTTATCTAAAGTAGATATTTTCTTTGCAACTAAAGACGATAAAATTCCAGTTATGTTGGAAATTCGTGAAGTTGTGAATGGGTATCCTGGAAAACGTGTTTTACCATTTAGTCGTGTCACATTAAAACCAGAAAATGTCAATCTTTCTGCTACTACTGTAACACTTGATGACGTATCAGTTAATAAGTATGATACTGCCACAACATTTACGTTCCCTTCTCCTGTATATGTTCAAGAGAATACAGAGTATGCAATTATATTGGCATCTGATTCAAATGCGTATAAAGTTTGGATCTCTCAAGTTGGTGAACAAATGCCAGGAAGTGCTCGTACTGTTTCTGAGCAACCATATCTTGGTTCTTTATTTAAATCACAAAACGCATCTACTTGGACAGCTGATCAAACACAAGATTTAAAATTTGTTTTATATCGTGCTAAATTTAGAACTGATGTTGTAGCTAATGTTGAATATGTAAATGATTTAATACCTCTTCAAGTATTAGGAGTAGACCCATTTGAAGTAAGAAATGGTCAAACAAAAGTTCGTGTGTACCAAGATAATCATGGTGTTCCATCTGGCACTCGTGTAACTATAAGTGGTGTTGCTGCAGCAGTAAATGGTATTCCATCTGCACAATTAAATGCAACACATGTTATTAGTGATGTAGATTTAGACTCTTATTGTATTACTGTAGCCACTGCTGCAACTTCCTCTGGTTATGGTGGTGGTTCTGGTATTAAAGCTACGAGAAATCTACAATACGATGCAGTGCAACCTGCGGTTCAACTTCAAACATTCTCTGAAACTCAAGTCGATTTTGGAATTAAAACTACTACTGGTAAATCTGTAGATTCAACTTCGCAAACTCCATATGTAGAAGATGCAGCATTTAGTGGCATTCTTGCAAATGAAACTAACTATTTTACTGCTCCAAGAATGGTTGCCTCTGAGGTTAATGAAACTAATTCATTGGGTGGGAACAAATCTCTAACTATGAATGCTACATTTAGTAGTACAAATAATGCATTGTCACCAATTCTTGATACACATCGTACAAGTATGTATTTGATTAGTAATAAAATTAATGAACCTTCCGAAACTAATATGAATGTGTCAGGACTTGATGATAATGTTATCTTAAGTGCTCTCTCTGGTGTTACTGTTTCAGGAAATCAAATTACTACTTCTACTAGAAATGCGCAATTTAAAACAGCAACTGTTGGTAAGTATCTTACAATCGCTGGGGCATCTTCTGGATCAAGCACTCGTTTAATTACTGCTGTTGCTTCAGATGGTAGTTCTATCACTTTCTCTGCAGCACCAGCTGCAATCACTGGTAATGCAACTTTAACTCAGCGTGAACGATTCGTTGATGAGATCGCACCGATTGAGTCATCAACTTTTAGTAAATATGTAACTAAGACTGTCAGATTGGCAAATCCATCCAACTTCTTAAGAGTTCGTTTCGCTGTTAATTTACCAGCAGAAGCGTCAGTTGAAGTTTATTACAAAACTGCCGTTGTTGGATCTACTGCATCCTTTGATTCTGTGCCATATACTTTAATGACAGTAGATGCACCCATTCCTAACTTTAGTAATGGAACAGAAAGATTTGTTGATGCTAGTTTTTCTGAAACTGACATGGATGGATTTGATGCAATTAAGTTAAAATTAGTTATGAAATCAGATAATAGTTCTGAAGTTCCAAGAATTAAAGATCTTCGTGTAATAGCGTGTGCATAATGGAATTTGTTAAAATACAAGATAGTGATAGTTTGGTTAGAGATTTGTCTAGTGGTGCAGTAATAAATACTAATACAACAGACTATCAAAACTATCTTGCTAGAAAAAATTCTTCTAAAGATATGAAGCAACAAATTAAACAAAATGCTGATAAGATCAAACAGATTGAATCAGATATGTCAGAGATTAAGCAATTGCTTATTACTCTTATTAATAAGGAACGATAATGGCAGTAATCGTATTACGATCAGTTAAAGGCAGTCCGCTTACGATTGCAGAGGCAGATGCTAATTTTACCAATCTAAACACTGAGGTTGGAACTAAACTAGATGCTGCAACTTATACTGCAGCAGATGTTTTAACTAAACTTCTTACTGTTGACGGATCAGGATCTGGTATAGATGCTGATTTACTAGATGGTAGAAACTCTTCAACATCAAATACGGTAAATACTGTTGTTCACAGAGATAGTTCTGGTAACTTCTCTGCAGGAACTATTACTGCAACTCTAGTTGGAAATGTTACAGGAAACCTCACAGGTAATGTAACTGGAACTGTTTCTGGTAATGCGACCAATGTGGATGGTACTGTAGCAATAAACAATGGTGGAACAGGTGCTACTACTGCAGCAAACGCTAGAACAAATCTAGGTTTGGGCACTATGGCAACTCAAGCATCTAACAGTGTATCAATCACTGGTGGTTCTATTGCAGGTATTACAGACTTAGCGATTGCTGATGGTGGTACTGGTGCGAGCACTGTTGCTCAAGCAAGAACAAATCTTGGATTGGTTCTTGGTTCAGATGTTCAACCATTTTCCAATAACTTAACAGCACTCGCTGCTATAACAACTCATGGTCTGTTTGTTAAAGATACTGCAGGTACAGCAATAACAAGAAGTATTGCAGGTAGCACTTCTATAACAGTAACTAATGGTGATGCAGTTTCTGGTAATCCTACTATTGCATTATCAAGCACACCTGAAGTTTCTGCACTTATTAAAACAGGAACTAATGGCTCTGGTAATATCGGTCAAACTGGCAATCGTTTCGGCACTATTTTTGGAACTGCAACTACTGCTCAATATGCTGACTTGGCAGAAAAATATACAACTGATGTAGAGTATGAAGCAGGAACTGTATTAGCAGTTGCACTTAATGGTGATGCAGAGGCAACTCAAACATGGCAGTCTGGACAAAGAGTTCTTGGTGTTATTTCTACTAATCCAGCATTTTTAATGAATGATGAAGCAGATGGTCAAGCCATTGCACTTCGTGGTCGTGTTCCAGTTAAAGTAGTTGGTCCAATTCGCAAAGGGCAACCACTAATCTGTAATCAAGATGGTAAGGGCGTGTATGGTGATACTAGCAATTCATTTGCAATAGCATTAGAAACAAATGAAGATGTTAATGTTAAACTTGTTGAATGTGTAATTTTATAATGCTTCATGATAACTCAACCAATTGTCTTTCATAAGACAGATGTATCTCTTTCAGATATATTAATCCCAAAAGATTTGGTGGTCTATCTTAAGACCACCGAAACTTGTCAACTTAATTGCCAACACTGTTTTACAAATGGTGTCAACGGTAAAAAGATATATTTTAATCCCCAGAATACAGTAGAGTGGTTTGAACGACTCCACGAGGAATGCCCATCTTTTAATGGTGGGAATATTACATTCCATGGAGGAGAACCATTCCTTGCTCCGCTAGATGATATGTACTATGTATGGGATAAGGTATCAAAACTATTTCCTAATCTTAACTGGTCTTGTTCTACTAATCTCTGTTTTAATCTAACTGAAGACCACATGAAGTTTTTCAGAACTGTTCTAAAGAATGGATTTTGCACTTCATGGGATAAGGGTATTCGATTTGAAAATGATAAGCAAGAAAACCTCTGGCGAAAGAATCTGCAAACTGTGGTAGATGCTGGGCATAATATCACTCTAAACATTAGTCTTAATAAACAACTAATGGAGATGGATACTACTGAGTTAGTTCTATGGCTCAATACTCTAGGTGTTAATTGGGTGCAGTTTGAACGATTAACTCACGATGGTTCGGCACTTGAAAATACTCATATTTTTCCTAAAAATAAAGATCAAGACGACTGGTTTATTAGGATGCACGAAACCTATCAGACAATAAAACCTAAATATAAAGATGTCCTACTGGAAGGTGTTTATTCCTCTATAACTAAAGGGATACATGGTGGAGTTCGTTGTAGAGATTGCGAACAGAAAATCTTCACAATTAATGCCGATGGAACTGTGGCAGGATGTCCAAATGCTGCAGTGGGTAATGGTTTTGGAGATATATTTCAACCCATTAGAAGTCTACTCTCTGCCAGAGGAAGAATAAATAACATTACATGCGAGATAGAAAGAGACCCTCGTTGCTATACCTGTGATGTATTTGATATCTGTAATAGCGACTGTCACCAATTAAAATGGCAGGAAGATGTCTGTGCAGCACCGAAAACATTAATGCAAAGGTTAAAGAATGACAACAGCTGGCGATAATATAACAAAAGCAAATATTGTTGCTTCAATGGAAGCTATTAGAAATACCTATAATGCAGGTATTGTGTGGCACAGTGGCAACCAACCATTTCAAACAGATATCACTGGTGGTAATGCTAGTGGTTATGCAACAGGTTCTTTTAGTTCTGATATTTCTGACGCTAATGTTACTGCTTCTACAATAGTGGCTAACTTCAGAGGATATGCTAATTTATTATCCAGAATTAGAAGTGTTCGTCTACAAAAATGGTATCAGATACAAGGTGATGTTAGAGCACAGTTAAACAGTGATGAAACTAACATAACTAATTTAAATGGTACTTATCAGTGGGATGGATTTGAGGGTGGTCCTACTGCTGGTAGTGTTATTGATGCATCAGATTTAGATTTTTTTGTGAATTATTTGTCTGAAAACATTAATAATCACAGAAACAATACTGTTCTTATTGAAGAATTTTACTGCCATAGCAATTGCCATGGATCTTGTCACGGAAGTTTATAATGTATAGTGTTCCATTTGATTCTGTTACCTTAAAAAGTATTATCACAGGAGAATTAGATTCTCCTAAAATTGATTATGCAAATTCAACTATTAAAGGTAAAAATTTTATTACCTATTTTAGCAATTTAAAATATAGAACAGTTGATATTGATTTCACAGATGTTTCTATTGACGAGAAGGAAACTCTATTACTCGAATATATTAAACACAATTCCACTGCAAATATTGAGCAATTATTGGCTAGTGTTATTAAAAGTCTATTCTATCAAAAAGGATATAATTTATCTTTAGTTGATAATTCAAAATTAGATATTGAATTTTTACAAAAAAGTATTTTAACCAATTCTGAGATAGAGCACTTTGTTAAAGAAAACGAAGAATTGATTAAAGCACTTTGTGACATCTTAGATGGAACTTTACTATATGCAATTAAAAATTTAAATGCTTATAAAGAAGAACTTGGAGATTTTATAACAAATAACATAGTAGAAGAAAAACAAGAAATAGGAAAAACATTTGTTAATCTATTTCAAAACGAAACTTTTAATTCTCACTATTATGCATCAATTCCAAAATTTGATAAAATTAAATATTTTGATTTTTACTTTGATAGACCAATCTATTCAGGTAAGACACTTATGACTTATATAACAGATGGCTGTATTATTTTCCCTCTGTTAAAGATGATATTAGATAATTCATTTACTCCACAACAATTACAAAATATTTACGAAGAGACAAATGTTACATCTCTATAATTCTTGTTATGCATATCCATATGCAATGTTTGATCCATCTTCTGCAGATTATATTGTAGTTGGCGACAAACACGCAATTTTAGGTGCAGGAGTTGAGAATAGTTTTTATTATAATAATGTGTTCATACATCAATGTTATGCTCGTTTTAAAACATACGAAGACTTTATTAATAGTAATCTACTATTACCTGCATTTAGTAACAAACAAAAATTTATCATCTATTGTGACAATGAAACTCTAATAAAATTATTTACTGCTAAACTTAAATCACATATTCAGTTTTTTGATAATAGTTTGTATTTTGATCTTGCTAAACTATTTGGTGTTCGTTTAAAAATTAAATCAAAACTAATTGATTCTTCCAATAAAGAAATCATTAACGATCTTGGTGATAGTTTTATAGAACTAAATTCAATACCAAATGTTAGTAAATTTCCGATAGATCCTTATTGGGTTTGGGAGAATGCTGGAATTGAATGGAAAATTGCAAATAGAAAATGCGGTGTTCCAAATAATCATATTGAAATATTAAACGATCTTGTTAATCGTTATGTTTATTCGTTTTTTGATGAAGCACAAGAAAGTTATCTTTCAAGAAAAACTGGTGGCTGGGCAGTAGATGTAAATAATCAGCGATTTAGTACAGTAGCTTCCATGAAAGAATTATACATGGAAATGCGAAAAGAAATAGCGTTGTTTACAGATCCATTAATTTTACAATTTTTTGAAACTGGGGTCACCGAAGAATTGTTAAATGATCCAAAATTTTTATTACTGGTATCCAATGATAAAGTAGATACTTGGTTGATTAGATGGTTAATGAGATTACCACAATCAAAAATCACACAGTTAGGTTTAATAGCATGATATATCTTTTCGATAATTGTTATCTATCAACTACAAATAGTATTGTTGAAAAATCTAAACAGATTTGGATAGGGTCTCATGCAAAATTAGATCGAGATCCAATGCTCAATCTCACATATGATATTTTACATTCATATAAAGAGATCAACGATGATGAGTTAGAAGAATTATTTAATGAAATTCATGAAGATTATTCGACTATTAAAACTGTGATTTATTGTGATGTTGAGAACTTTATGTATGTATACTCATACTTCTTTAATGGTGTATTAGAAGAATCTGCTGTTAAAGAATTATACTCATTCGATAGACTTAAAGAAAATTATAGAATTGGTGTATTCGCAACTAGAGATGTAGAGTTTGTAGATCTACCAAAGACTTTAAAGGGAACAGATACTGCATCTATCTTTTCTTCTTTATTGACTACAACAAGAATAGAAATTGCATTTGCAAACGCTATGAGAGGTAATGAAGATGCCTTACAATTCTGCGTAGATCGTGCCACTGAAATGTATGATGGATCTCCTGGATTTTGGTCTAAAGATGCTGAACAAAATTTACCAGCATTACTTTCAGATGAAGAATTTACAATTGCAAATTTAACTAATAATGAGTTTATTGATTCTTTTGTGGAACAGTTTGAGATCGATGAAGTATTTCCAAATAAAATTGTAGATAAAATTAAAGAACATTTTGATTTTGATTATCTAGAACATTACTTTACTGTAATGAATAATACCACAGAATGGAAACCAATGTGGGATCAAGATGCAAATATTTCTAAACAAAAATTTGTTGAGACTTACCTTTTAAATAAAGAGTTTGCGTCTGGCAATCAATTATTATTTCCTAACTATTCTAATTTTGATTCAATTAATCCAATTTTCTGGAACACCATTCTCCATAAAAATACAGCATGGCTTGACAAGTATAAAGTGAAAAATGGAACTTATAATCAAACCAACTGAGTTATGTAATTTTAAGTGCACCTTTTGTTCATCAACCAAACTCGTAGAAGACAAAGCAAGCACTCTTGATCATCAGCACATTTTTGATTTTTTAAAAAGATTTCCAAACACAAATAGTATTATTGTCAATGGCGGAGATCCGCTAATGATGAAACCAGAATACTACTTCACTATACTTGACTATATTGAAGAACACAATCTCCCAACAAACATAAGTTTCACCACAAATCTCTGGGCATTCTATAAGAAACCAGAGATGTGGACACCTTTATTTAAACACCCAAGAGTTGCAGTTACAACAAGTTTTCAATATGGATTTGGTCGTGTAATATCAGGAACCAGAGTCTATACTGAAAAAGACTTTTGGAATGTTAGCGATTTGTTCCTAAAAGAAGTTGGTTATCGTCCAGGATTTATTGCAGTTATCTCTGAAGAAAATGAAAAGCACGCAATTCGTCATGTGGAGTTAGCCAAGAAAATGGATGTCCAATGTAAGTTAAACTATGCCATGGCATCTGGAGAACAATCATCACCATATCGCCTAAGTAAAATATACGAAATGTATATTGAAGTTTACGAACGAGGACTTCATCCGTGGGAGTTTAATACTAAACAGATGATGACTCGTCTGAATAATATCGCCAATGTTTGTCCTCAGGCAAGAAATTGTGATGACCATATTAGAGCAATGAATCCAGAGGGTGATTATTACTCTTGTGGAGCCATGGGTGACGATAAAGAATATCCAATTAACTTTGTAAAGGAAGTTAAAGAGGGTGGTTTTATAACTCCATTGCAAAACGCACCAGAGTTGTTTTCATTGAAAGATGAATGTGTTACTTGTCCGATGTTTAGTATTTGCAACGGATGCAAGAAAACGATTAAAGATTTGAAACAGCATGGAATGGTTGAAGAGCATTGTTCTCATATGAAACAGTTGGCTCCAAGAATTATACAAATTAACAGTGAAACAGATTATGTCGAAGCAACTCAAAGAATCCATAAGAATCTCGTTTCTTAATATTGATTTAAGAGTTCCCATTGTAAGGTTGCCGATTAATTGGCTTAACTTTAAGAACTATTATATTAAACATGGTAAGTATGCGTCACATGTAAAATGGGAAGAACCAATTCTAAATTTAGAAGATTGGTCATTTGAAGATATCGTTGACTACTACGATAAACAAGATTCTGACATTTATGCATTTTCTAGTTATCTTTGGAGTCACATGGCTATTATGGCTGTGGCAAAGGAACTAAAGGAAAGAAACCCAAAACGAATTATTGTTCTTGGTGGACCACACCTTAACATTACGCATAATAAGATCGACTGGTTCTTTAAGAATAAATTTATAGATGCTATTTGTGAACCCACCAGTTATGGTGAATGGTTTATTAATGACATTCTTGATCAATTTGTTGAAGGCGATATAAACTGGAAAGAAGTTTCATTTTCAATCTATAAAACTGGTCGTGGTAAAAGCCCAAATAAAATTGACTTTGAGTTTCCTGGAAGTTTAATTGCAGGTAATGAAGACATTTTATTTAAATGTAAAAATATTGCACTGGAGCGAGGTGTTCCATTAGTTCTACCCATTGAGTTAACTCGTGGATGTCCCTACGAATGTGTGTTCTGCGAATGGGGTGGTGGAATTGGTGGTAAGGTTATCCGTAAATCTATGAACTTTATTAAAGAAGATCTAGATTGGATACCTCAGGTTGGTATTGATCAAATTCAAATTCTTGATGCCAACTATGGTATTTACAAAGAAGATGAAGATGTCTCAAAATATATTGAAGAAATAAAATCGTTTTCTGGTCTTCCAACTCATGTAGAGATTTATGGTATGACCAAGTCTAAACAAGAACGAAGATGGGCAACAATTGAACCACTGGCAAGAGCAGGTGTGGTTGAACGATATAAATTAAGTTTACAAACTCTTAACAACGAGGTTCTTCGTAACATTAAACGAACTGATATCCCTCGTGAAAAAGACTTTGAGTTTGCCAAGTATCTATTCGATGAATATGGTATTCGAGCAGACTTTGAATTTATGATGGGTCTTCCAGGTTATACTCAAAACGACTTTTATGACGAAGTTGATATTCAGTATGAGTATGGTTATGGGTTGGAACGATACCTTTGGTTATTTCTACCAGACTCTCCTGCATACGATCCTGAATATATTAAAAAGTTTAATATTAAAACTGAAAAGATTTGCATTGGTAAATCTAAAATGAATAGTTATTCTTACGATGACATTAATATCTTTAAAGATTACCATATATCATCTGATCCTAAATTTTTATCTGATGTAGAGTTTGTGGTCGAAGCAGATGGTTACACAAGAAAAGACTTTACGGAGTTTTTCTTTATGAATCATTGGATACTTGAAAATGTTTCCATGATTGACTTTACAGATACGATAGTTAAGCACAATATTGCAATCGGTAGGCTAGAAAAACCTTCTTTAATTTTTAGGAAAATTTATGAAGGTATTACCTCTCCCAGTGAAAATAAATATGTATTGGCTATGCAAGATCTTAATAGTCAGATGTATGATTTAATGATGGGTAACAGGAAAGAGATCGTAGATTATAAACAATTTAATTTACCGTTTACTGATGTATCTGTTGATTTTTCTTACATTTACAAAGTGTGTGTTTTAGTATTTGAAGAGGATTATATTAAATTTTTAATAGGTATTGGTAAAGAACTTAATCTTGAAATCCCAGAAAATATAGTGGAGCAGTTTAAAGAAAAATTGAATAGTTATAAGAATACGTTTTCACCAAAATATGATAAATTCTATCAGATAAGAACATACTATGAACGAGTTATTAGAGAAGGTTAAAACTATACCACATCTTCCTCTACTATTCTCATTTGATGCTAAGCGAATAGAGAATGAGATTAGAGCGATGCCGTTTCCTCTAATGAGTTATAATGCAAATATACAAAAAGGATATAATCATAGCCCAGATGGTTGGAATAATCTTTCTTTGTATAGCTACGATGGAAGTATGTTTTGTGACACGAATGAAGGCGATGGTGGTAATGCTTTACTAGAAAGATTTGGTAAATTTCAAAAGACTGGATTGACAGAATATTTACCCTATACCTATGAGGTTTTAGAGGCTCTTGGTGCAGGAAAGTCTTTATGTAGAATTGAGGAAGTTATGCCGAGCACCATTATAGGTTGGCATAGCCATGTGTTAGAGTTTCATCAACCAGAGAACATATTGATAGTTCAGCTTCCTATTTGTATTCCAGAAGGATTTAAACATTCGGTGGTGGATTATCGACAGTATAGAGGATCAGACTTTAATATAAAACCGATTGTTTCATATGACTCTAAATATATCGAAGGTGTTCCTTATATTTTTAACTCATATCATTATCACAATGTGTTTAATCATGGATCTACTCCAGCCCTTATGATAAGGTTTTTTGTGGATATAGATGATTTAAACCTAATAGAACCTGCAATAAATTGTTATTCTGGAGACCTAATCGTAGGTTGACTAAATAATAAATAACAAGTATGCTAAGAAACCATATAGGAATATAAATGGCTGCGATTACAACTAGAGAAACAGGAACTACTGGTGTCGGTGGAGTTACCAGAAAAAACCTGCCTTTGACGAATGGTGAGATTGACACTAATTTTATCAATCTAAACACTGATAAGTTAGAAGCATCGTACACAGGAAATTCTAATCTTGTTACTCTTGGAACAGTTACAACAGGAACTTGGAATGCGACTACAATTGCTACTAATAGGGGTGGTACTGGTTTAACTTCCTTTACTTCTGGTGGTGCGGTTTATGCGACTAGCACCTCTGCTCTTACTACTGGAACATTACCTGTAGCTTCTGGTGGCACTGGAATCACAACTGCTCCGTCTAGTGGTACTCTTTTAATTGGAACATCTGCTGGTGGGTATTCCTCTGCCACATTGACTGGAACTGCAAATAGAGTCACAGTAACTAATTCCTCTGGCGGTATTACTTTATCTGCTCCACAGGATATCGCAACAACTTCAAACCCACAGTTTGGTTCATTGGGTATTGGAACTGCAGCATCAGGAACTGCTGGTGAGATTCGAGCCACTAATCAGATTACATCATACTACTCTGATGAACGATTAAAAGAAGACATCGTAGAAATTACAGATGCCTTAGAAAAGGTTATGGCACTTCGTGGTGTAACCTACAAACCAAACTCTATTGCAGAGTCATTGGGTTACAAAAAACAAAATGAAGTTGGTGTTATTGCTCAAGATGTAGAAAAGGTTCTACCTGAAGCAGTAAAGCCAGCACCATTTGATATTATGTTATTTGAAAATACAGAGATATCAAGATCTGGACAGAACTATAAAACTGTCCAGTATGAAAAATTAGTTCCATTGTTAATCGAAGCAATTAAGGAACTAAATAAAGAAGTTCAGCAGCTAAAAGGGAAATAATTAGCTGCACAACCTAGATTGGGGAATCTGGGTTTTCAAATGTTTAGGGGATTAAACATCATGCATAAAAAGGGGAATTCAATATGCCTTCAACAGTCTTAGGCGAACACGCACTCACAATTCCAACTGGAACAACCGCACAAAGACCAGGATCTCCAGCTGCTGGTATGATGAGATTTAATACCAGCACTGGATATCTTGAATACTATAATGTAGGAACAAGTTCTTGGTTGGGAATTGGTCAATTATCAGTTTCTGGAGGAACTGGAGCTACATATACCGATGGTGGAACAACTTATGGTGTTGCAGCATTCACATCATCTGGATCTTTAAGTATTATTAATGGAGGAACTCTTGATCTTGTGGCTGTCGGTGGTGGTGGTGGTGGTGGTTGCTGGGTTCCAGGTGGTGGTGGTGCTGGTGGTTTAGTTTCTCTAACAGGACAATATGTTTCTGGTGGAACATATTCTGCAGTCGTTGGTACTGGTGGACCTGGACAGCTGAATCCAGGTAATTATGCTTGGATTTCTGGCATCCGATATGGTGGTGATTCATATATTGCTCTAGGTTCTAGTTATGTTATTACTGCAATGGGTGGTGGTCTTGGTGGATCTTATGACGGTAATGGCGGTGATGCCAACGCATTAGCTCAAAATGGTGGTTCTGGTGGAGGTAGAGGAATAAATAGTGCTAGCAATGGAACTGGATTACAAGTATCAGGATCTGGCGTAACGACTTCTCCTAATGGAAATATAGTACCTGCAACATCATTAACTAGCGGTTTTGGTAATAATGGTGGAGGTAATGGTTCTAGTAATGAAGGTTACGGACAATTATCTGGAGGTGGTGCTGGTGGTGCTCCTGCTGGATATGGCTCTAATAATGGTGGAATGAACGGTAGACAAGTTTCATGGGTTGGAACATTTAATCAATATGGCACCAATACATCGAATTCAACATCAGGTACTCGTGGATATTTCTGTGGTGGTGGTGGACAGGGAAATCACTCTGGTGGACCAGTTGGTTCTGGCGGATATGGTGGCGGTGGCGGTGGATCATCTGCCATGAACTCATCAACTCCGCAAGCCCAACAGCCTGGACAAGCCAATACTGGCGGTGGCGGTGGTGGTGGTGGTATGTCTGGTGGCCAAGCATCAAGAGGTGGAACTGGTGGGTCTGGTTTGCTTTTAGTTAGATATATCGCTTCATAATAGGAAAAATAACATGGCACACTTTGCTAGAATAGATAAAAATAATATAGTAACAGAAGTAATAGTTGTAGAGCAAGAAGTTATTAATTCTGGAGTATTTGGCGAGCCTGAACAATGGGTACAAACTTCATATAATACATATGGTGGTGTTCATGTTCATGGTGGCACACCTTTTAGAAAAAACTTTGCTGGTAAAGGTATGATTTGGGACGCAGATCGTGATGCTTTTTATGCACCTAAGCCATTTGCTTCTTGGGTTTTAAATGAAAGCACATGTTATTGGGAACCACCAATAGCAAGTCCAGGAGATACCGTTGATGAAGATGGTACTGTAAATTCTCATAAATGGGATGAAACTACACAAACATGGATACCCTTTAGTTACTAAAATTAAAAACCACCTTCGGGTGGTTTTAATATATAATTTATAGATAAACAATTTATGAGTGAATAATAATGAATTTTACTGAGGTTATACCTTTTGTTACACCACTATATGTAATAACTGATTTGAATTATAATTGTATTTTTGAAGATGTCCAAGATATTAAAAATACAACAGATCACTTTAACTATAGATACAACAATAATGGAAAACAAACATCTAATTTAATTGACACTACCTTATCCCAACAATATACTGATATTAATAGTTTATTAAATTATTCAGGTGAACTGTGTTCTTCTATGCTATCCAGATGGGGATTAAATAGAAAGGTAGAATTAACTAATTGGTGGATTAATATTGATGGTGATAGTAACTATTGTTCTACCCATATGCATCCAGGTTCAATAATTAGTGGGGTGTATTATATTAATGTTCCTGAGGGATCAGGTGAAATAGAATTTGAACGACCAGATCCACTAGTGCATTATTTTTATGCAGAAGAACCAAATGAAACTTCATATACAATTTATAAAGTCCAACCACAAAAAGGTATGATGATATTATTTCCTTCATACATAAAACATAGAGTTATAGAAAATAAATTTAAAGATAAATCGCTAGAAAGAATATCCTTAGCGTTTAATTATTCGTTAATACATTCAGATAGAGAAAAATAATTATGGCACATTTTAGAGTTTGCATGACTGGCGGTGAGGGTATTTTTACCGACGACCAGATTGTTAAAGGAACCTGCACAGATTCTCCAGAGGTTAATTCAGAAATACTACATGTATGGACTACCTTTATGGAAATTGCAGAAGATGAAAATAAAAAGACTGGACATAAAATTACTGGTTTTATGATGTATGTAAATAATAAAAGAGTTCAAATAGAATATTGGGATCCATTTAATAATATTACTATGGATCAATATGACCCTGATAGATTTAAAATGAAAAAGTGAAAGTGAGATTAAATGTTAGAAGAAATTATACCATTTGCAACTAAAATTTATGTGTATAGAGTGACACAACCATATAAACACTTGGTTGAAAATATTAAACAACTTAGAGATATTATTCCAGATGAACACAACATTGGAGCGTCCAATCGTGGTGGGTGGCAGAGTAAGTATTTTGACTATGGAACACAAGAATGGATTAAAGATATTTTATATGAAATAGCACCACAAGTTACAAAAATTTATAAAGACTATGGAATAAAACGAGATGTTAAATTAGGTAATTATTGGTTTAACATCAATAAAAAATATGATTATAACATCGCCCATTCTCACCCATGGACTAACATTGTTGGGGTTCTTTATATAAAAGTGCCAAAGGATAGTGGAGTTCTTAAATTAGTTAGACCTGATGAATGCCAAGAATGGTTAGTTCCAGACGAATTATCTGAAATTAATGCTGGTAACTTTGGAATTGTTCCAGAAGAAGGAATGCTAGTTTTATTCCCAGCATATCTTAAACATTATGTGGAACAAAATAGAACCGAAGACGAGGATGACGAAAGAATATCCATATCATTTAATTTTAATTGAGAAATATTATGAAACAACAAATACCAAATACTACATGGGGTTTAGAAGTAGATACAGTTTCCAGGTGGGCATATGCTGAAGGTTTATTTACTAATGAAGAGTGTGATCAGATAATAAAACTTGGATATGAATATGAGTTAACTAAATCAGTGACTATTGGTGCAAGTTCTGAATATAGAGATAGTAGATCGGTCTTTCTAGAACCAAATCCAGATACAAGTTGGATTTATAAAAGACTCACAGATGCTGTTATGGAACTTAACTCTAAATTCTTTAATTTTGATTTATTTGGCTTTAATGAAGGGTTACAGTTTACTGAGTATACCGCTCCAGGCGGAAAATATAACCCTCATATTGATAAACTATACCTAAAATCTATCAGGAAACTTTCCATTACAGTTCAATTGACAGATCCAAATGAATATGAAGGTGGAGATTTTGAAATACTTGATGAGGTTCCAGGAGAAAAATTAACAAGAACTCGTGGAACTTTACTAGCATTTCCAAGTTATACTTTACATGCAGTTACTCCAGTCACTAAGGGAACTAGAAACAGTCTAGTTAGTTGGATTAGCGGTAAACCTTTTAGATAACTAAGACCCTCTTCGGAGGGTTTTTTGTTGCAGTCTCTGGTATTATAAATAAGATGTATAGAATTTATTGGATTCCAGAATGGCAACTATTAGCAATCTTTATGTGGACGCTGGAGCAACATACAGTAATATCATCACTGTAACTGCAGCCAATGGTCAGGCACTGAATCTGGCTGGGTACACTGTCGCTTCTCAAATCAGAAAATCCTACCAATCAAGCGTTGCATATGCTTTTACTGCATCTA